CTACGATGTCCTCGATCAATCGAGAATACTCATAGTGTTTGTTGATAAGAACTTGTTGCTCTGACTCAGTTGCAGCAATTAGTGTAACTTGAGTAGAAGCAGCCTTTGCAGAAGCAGAACCACGAGTTGGCTTCGGAATGTGAAGCGTATCGCCTTTCTTACCTTTGAAAGACATTTTAGAGAACAGATTAGCAGCAACAAGATTAGCCTTGTAAGCTGCAATGATTTCGTCACTCCAAATTTCTGGGATAAATTTATCCGCAGTAGTAAGGGTAACGTGATTAGTACCAAGTGCCATTTTTTATTTCCTTTCGGTTATTTGACACGCCCTGTTGCATATGCATCCATGATTTCATCTTGCATCGCATAGTAGCGGTCTGGATCACGTAAACGTAAGTTAATTAGATCTGACCGACGATATGTCTTTTTAGAACTTGGAGCTGGTGAACCAGTATCTACTGTAGCTACTTTAAGATTCTTAGCAGTTTCTTTTTTTGCTTGTGTTACCACAGGATCTTCAGTTTTTTGATGTTTAGTACCTTTGATAAGATTCCATGTTGATAAAAGTTCTGATGCAGAGTTATAATCATAATTTCCATCAGCTTCAGCATAGAGTTTTGTTCTAACTGGAGAAGCTTTTATCCACTCAAAAAAACTAGGATCTTGAATAATTTCATCAAAATTTGAATACTCAGATCTTAATTGCTGCATTACCTGCTGTTGTTTATAAACTAACGCTTGCTGTTGTGCTTGCGTTATAGCAGGATGTTTTGATACTGCGTCACTAATTGCTTTTTCAGGATCTTCATACAATCGTTGAGCAAAATCTACTTCTTCTTTAGGGTTTTCAACAGCTTTCTTTTGAGAGAGTTCCCGTTTAATCAGTTCGTCAGCTAGTTTTCTAACTTCGCCAACTTCTTGAGCTTGTTTACCTATAAGTTTTTCAGCCTCTTGATGCATCTTGATAATGTCATCTAGAGACTTACCTTTATACTTACTAGGTAGTTCTGGTTCAGGTGGTTCTTCGACTTCAGATTCTTCTACTTGTTCCTCTTCAGTCTCCTGTTCTTCCTCAACCTCCTTTAGCTCAAGTTCTTCTTGAATCGGATCTTCAAATGTAGCCATATATTCTCCTGTCACGTTTGTGATTTTAGGAATTAAAAAATATCACCTGACGCTAACCCTCTCTGCGTTTATTGGCGATTCTTGTAGCCTCTTCATGCTTTCTAGCCCATGCATCTGCTGCAGTTGGAAAGTCTCCCGACACTCCCTCTAAAGCAATACGAGGACTAGAAATAATACGAAGAGCTATACATTCACAAGAAGGACACTTAATGTGTTTTGTCTCCTCATCAATGTACTTTTCTGTCAAATGTCCTTCACCGCATCTAAACTCAAACATCCTTTTCATTGAGTTGCTCCCATGATTCTTCGGATAATTGCTTGAGTGTCTTGATCCAGTACAGAACATCTAGCTGACCTTTCCTAAGATTTAGCTCTTCTAAACTCTTAGTAGCCATTAAGTTGTTTCGTTCTTCAATCATTTTGTCAACATCAGTCAGGAGATCTTTCCATCCTTTAGTTAACATCATTTCAAATCTTGCTTCGTAATACTCTTGGAGTTCTTTGTCCAATATGGAGTCCTCTATCAAGTTACTATAATGAACCATAATTATACCACAAAATTACTGATTTGTCAAGCGTTTTTTTGTTGATTCAGTACCATTTGTTCTCTAACTATGCGTTCATTAGAATTAATATCTTTTTCTTTTAGCAACAATTCAGCTACTTTTGCTCTTTTCTGGAACTCATTAGAGTCTTTAGCAGTGATATTGGCTGATAGGTTTCTAATAATGTCTGATTTAACTTTATCATCCATTAATGAAGCTTCAACCAATAGCTTCTGCGCTCTAGCCTGTGCTTCTTGAGCATCAGCAGCAGACTCACTAGCCCTAGCATTAAGTTCATTAGCTTGTGCTTCAACCAATGCCATTTGTAGTTGATGATGTTGTTGTTCCATTTGCTGCTGTTCAGGGTTAGGTTGTGACATCTGGTCTAGTTGAACCATTAACTGCTCTTTATTCATCAATCCTGAAGTAGCAACAATGCTTCTTAACAAGATTGGAACAATAGGGGAGTCAGGACCGAGCGTTTGCATCAAGCCTATTAGCTGCTGTTGTTCGTATTCCCTAGCTATAGCACCAATAGAAGACATAGTAGTAAACTTAAAGTCTCTCATTGGATAACGGTCTGGATCAAACTGCATATACCTGTATGCGACTTTCTCAACCATTGGTATAATGAAATCATCTTGGAATGAAGCCATTGACAATTTATTTTTCTTGACAATCGCTGACATAGCCAAAGACATACCCATTCCATTATTCTGTCCTGCTGTAGATGCTGCGCTCTTGACCAACTCTGACGAGTCTAGTGTGCCTGTAGCCTGTAGCAGCATTGCTTCAAACCCTTTAGCTGTCTCATAGTTAGAAGCATCTGTAGATCCAAACTTAAATGGTTGTAAGATCTCAGCAGGATTTCCATTGGTTAGAATGTTCTTACCCGGTCTGACTTCAAACTTCATACCTCGTGGTAAGCGAGTAGCATCTATACCCATCATAGGTGCAGTTGTTAACGCCAGAGAATCCATATGGCTTCTTAGCTGAGCGTCAATAGCCTTCTGCATATTATAAGCCTTTTCAACCGTACCTACGCCATAGAACCTACCCGGACGTACTTCTGGTCGATAAGCTATAACAGGGCGATCCTGCATCATATAAGGAGATGCTTCAGCCTTGAGTAGATGCACGTCATTAGCAACAATAACAATTGCTTCTACCAAGTCTGATACTTTGTCAGCAGCAGAATCTTCAGGGAACAAGTCTACAACTTCTTCACCTTCGTTCTCCATCTGCTCCAAGTATTCTCTAGGAACTAAACCATAGTAGCGTAGGATCTTAACCTTATCGTCTTGATAACTGGTTGACTCTACTTTACTTGGCTCTAGGTCATCGCTCTCGTAGTGAGGTTCAATGTCACACTTACGATAAACGCCTGACTCTATTCCTTTTACAATTTGATATAGACTTACATACTCTTCAACAGCTACACCAAGAGAGTCATCAATAGAATCCGCATTAGGATCTATCAATAGGTTTCTTGGATGTACAGGCTTGACTTTTACTGCTACCTTCTCTTTTTCGGTAACACCAACTGCAGCCATGCCTTGTTGTCCCGGCATAGGTTGTGTTGTTGGGATCTTCTCAATCTCTGTTCTAACAACAATCTCACCTACACCTGTACCATAGATTTCAGCTAACTTGACAATAGAACTAACATTGTTTAAGTATGCGTTGTTATGCGTGTCTTCAATAAGAAGAGTTTGCATCAACTCAACATCAGTTCTATCTCCGTCTTGTAAATCGTCTATGACTTCAAAAAGTTTACCAGACCCTGCAAAGCCTTCCATAGTTTCTGCCACACGGTTGTCAACAGCTTGACGAGTAGCAGGACTAACGATTTTACTGCGTTCACTATCCCTTGTGCGATCTTCAGAAGCCCAGATACCATAATATATCCTTTCATATTCATCCCATTTGCTTTCATAATTAGTATCTCTCCAGTCTCTCCACCTATCACAGTGTTCAACTACAAAAGATACTAGTTCCTTATCACTCTCAGTGACTTCGTACTCTTCTACTGATTGTAATTCTTCATTGTATTGTTCAGCCATATTATTTCCTAGGGTTAAAGTCTGCTAAAGGAGTACCAGTTTTATAATTTTTAGCATAGTCTAATGCTTCAGCATCAGAAGCAAATTCTTTAAAATTTCCTGTTCTTAACGCATGATCTACAGCGTTTTTAAAATCTTTAAACTCGTATAGTTCATTACTAAAAGGTATAAACTGAATCATAGGAAAAGCAATAAATCTACCATCTATCTCAGTATTAGCCATTCTATGAGTAGAAATAGTACCGTCCTTATTTTCAATATAAGGATACTTTTCAGGATTCATTATACGATCTATAAACTCTGGTTCTTGTTTTTTTGGCATATCAATAACCACTTATAACGTCTAAAGGTTGGTAATCATCATCATAATCATCAAAATATACTGCTGCATTAGCAATATGTGCTATCAAACTTAGTGAATCCACCATATCATCATGGACTCCAGTAGTAGGAAAGTTTAGTAACTCGTCTCTAAACTCTCTAACCCACTCACCATCACAGAGTTCTATCTGTTTATGTTCAAATCTACCCTGTAAAGCACCAATAATCTTGTCTACTTTACTTTTATTTCCTAGAGCTACCTCGTCTATTCTTGGATAGATGGCTCTCTTTAACATCATCTCTGTGAGATACGGCATCAATGCTCTTTTTAACGCTCCTTTTTCTATTCCAATTACCTGTATGTCGTATAATTGGACGTGATTCAGGATTCTCTCGCATATTTCCTTGATATCCCACCTACCAGCATCAATCTTATCGACCCACCACTTGTTATCATCACTTACTTTGACAATAGCTATAGCAGTTTGATCCAAATACTTCTTCTTGTTGCTAGCCTGACTAGAGACATTCTCAAAACCTGCAAGGTCTACGCCCATATAGTACGTACCATGCTCAGGTTCTTCGTCTTTATCCCTGATCAGTACCCAGTCTTCCTTAAATAACTCTGACTGAGGTGCTTCAAAGCTAGCCATAAACTCCTGTCTAAACGCAAATGTAGACATGGTGTTCTTTGCT